GTTTATCGTGCCGGGAATAATAACATCATTTTTTAACTCATTAAAACCGCTCTTTAACTCACTAACGTCAGCCTCCATGCCGTCGACTTTGTCGACCGCTGCGTCGACCTTTTCCACCAGTTCGTCCAGATTGTATCCGTCGTACTGGCCCGCCCAGGTGTCACTGTCGAGCGCCTGGCCGTTGTTATCCGTGAAGATCTGCGACCTTAAAACCTGATCTCCGGATGTGATGATAAACTGGCCGAGGAGCGTTCCCGCGACAGCAATGGCGGGCTGATCCAGTTCAGCATACGCACCATAGATAGAGACAATGCTCTCGTCTGCCTGTCCGATCCGAATCTCTTTTGCTTCGCCTGCGATCTGAGCCCCTACCTTATCGGGACGGATGATGATCAGCTTGACGGTCGCATCGCTGCCAATGTCGTATAATTCCTTCTTATAGGTGAGCTTGGCAAAAACGTACCTGGTATTGTCATCTAACGCTATCGACTTAATCTGCGGTCTCGTGCCGTCATGGTCGTATAAGTCGAGCGTTATGTTTGCTTCTAACAATTTCAGAGCCATGTCCTACCTCCCTTCCATTAAAGCTGATACGTCGCGATGTACGTTGTCCTAATGTAAGCATTCCCACTGTTATGCACCTGGATCAGCTTGCCATCCGCGTTTTGACCTACACTGACGGTCACATTCGTCGCCGCGCTGATCGTCTTGATCCCGATTTCGCCGTTTCCGGCGACACCTATCAAATACAAGCCTTTCATATCGGCTGACGGGTATGCCGAATTGACGATTAACATGATGGTCCCAGCGCCGAATCTCTTGAAATCATAGGCACCAGCCGCTACCGAGACTGTATAGATTCGCACGATTCCCTCGGTTTTCCTTTCCTGTGCGGTGATTCTGGTAACTGCATCAGTGAGCGTGGTCTGCATCTCTTCCACCGATTCGGGCAGCGAGATCAGGCTGGGGATCCTTGTCACAGACTCGACGTTGATTCCGTTGATGCTGACACGGTAGAGCGGGAATTCTACGAGCGTGTCCCCGCCCGCGATGGATCCGGAGGTGTATGCCGGCACGTCCGGAGAGCTTGCCGCAGGCGTCCCGGTGATGACCGCGAGCTGCATGTCCTCGATGGCCTTTACGCTGCTTGTGTCCTTCGTATACCGCGCCACGATCAGGTCGATTCTCTGCATCCCCTGGGCGCCGTTCTCGATCGCCATGGATTCTGTCGTGCCTCTCTCGATAGTCGCCGTGCATCCTTCCGCGATCAGGAGGCCGTCTGCGATCGCGACCTCATTTGCCGAGACGATTGTCGCCGCCATCTTGGACCCGATGTCCATGATGTGTACGCCGGCCCCCAGAAGCCCAATATTAAAGTCCCTCTCCTGCTGGGACGTCACATGCGGCTCGTCCCGGTAGCCTGTGATAATTTTCATGTACTAAGCCTCCACATTAATGTCGTCTTCCAGCTTGTATTCTATCTGCCGGAAGCCGTCCTTCCATGTCACGATCTTCCCCGCGATCGGGGATGACATCGTCACGCCTGAGAGATAGTCCCTGCCGCCGACGATGTCGCCGATCCCGATCTCGAGAGACGAGTCGACGGTCATGCCGAATTTATTCGCTCCCATCAGCTCCTCTAATTTCTTCCTCCCGGACTGGATCAGGTCGGGAAGCTCCCCGCCCGAATAGTCATAGACGTCCGCGATCTCATCACGGCCGAAGTAGTGCTGCGTCGTTCCGATGTTCCCATTCTCATCCGCGTACAGGTGATAGACCGTGCGGTTCTTGAGCTCTCCCTTGCCGAGACAAATGAGGTGGTTGACGCCGTCATTATTGACCTCGACGGTATAGTCCATCCTCATGTCCGAGGACAGCTCTATCCTCTGCGAATAGTCCACGATCGGGACGGCGGACACGACCACGGCCTTGAGCGCCTGATCATATCTCAGCTCCAGCCTGTATCCGCGCGATTTGAGGAGCTTCGTCAGCCCCTCTTCCAGAGTGCAGTATCTGTCGTATTGATACCCCGACACCGTCACGCCTGTGTCATCTGTGACGCCCACGAAAAGCCCCGGAAGAGCCGCTTCCACGCGCGCCTTGACGATCGCGTTGAGCTCTCCGGAGTCTGTTGCGTAGTCCTGCCCGGAAGGCGGCGAGATGATCGATTTCTGCAGCCTTCCGCGCCAGGTAAATCCTCCCCGGCAGATGATCCCTTCGGCTGTCTTTGTCTTCATTCTCCTGACGACGCCGCCGTATTCCGTATCGGGGATATAGATCAGCGATCCGTCCTCGATCAGCTGGTACTCGTCGCGGGAGATCTTTATCTCGAAGCTGTTCTCCTCCCAGCCTACTTCAAAGTCGTAGCTCTTGAAATGGAGGAAGCCCAGCTCCGTCCCGGTGCTGTCCGCCAGTATTAGATCTCTCACGTCCGCACCTCCTGCCTCGGCTCACTGCGTTCCTCGAAGAGCGTCAGAGCAAAGCCGAATGTTCCCGGCCAGCTGATCCGCAGCGTCCCCGCGGGGAGCTTGTCAAAGACGGATTCTGCCTTGTTCCGGAGGTCGAATGCGTTCTCCGTCCGGCCGTTGGCCCTTGTCTTGACGATCGTCCCCTTCTTGGAGTCGATCGTGATGCGCTCCGACTGCTCCAGCGTGTCGAGGATCTGGTAGCCGTGTCCGTTGATCAGGATCCGCGGATCGACCACAGGTCCGAAGATGATCATCTTGAAGTCCGATTCAAAAGGTATCTCTGTCGGCCACGATACCGCCCCTGAGACACCGGAAAAATAGTCGTAAGGATAGTCGTAAGGATAGTCGAGGAAGGCTTCCTGCGTGTCTCCTGCGCGGGAATAGAAGTGCCGCGTCTTCTCCCGGATCCAGAAGGAACGCGGACAGTAAAACGACACCTTGTTGTCTACCAAAAAATTACTGTCGTCCGGATCGGTCTCGCTCTCGCTCGCGAAACACTCGATATAGTAATCATTCCAGATAAGCCTCCCCGGAGTGACGTTTCGCATGTCCAGTTCGAAGTCGTCGTGCATCTGGTCGAGCAGCGCCAGCTTTTCCTCGTCCGTGCCGAACAGCGTGAGCGTCGCCTCGTAGGTCGCCGCGTCCTTGGTAAAGGCCGTGACGCGCTCTCCGTACTGGAGCGCCACCGCGCTCGGATCGTACTTCCATGCGTGGAAGCTGGCGCCCCGGCGCGTCCGCAGTGTCTCGCTCCGGAGGTTGTATTCTCTGCCGCTCGAGGCGACGTATTTAAGATTTACTCCGCTCATACCTTCACCCCGTGCTCTCTCAGGAGCCTTGCAAACTCTCGGCCATCGATGCTGAAGGACATCCGGCTAAGAGCTTCAATAAGCGCCGTATACATCGCGGCCGCCTGACGGTCATTCGACCGCTCGATCCTGTCGGCCAGCTCCTCCAGTTTCTTCCAAAATTCCGAGAGCGGTACGACTGCTTCCGAGCCTGCCTCGCCGACACCGATTACGGAAGGCGCGTCGAAGACACCGCCCTCTGCGTACCAGTCAATGCCAAAATGCGGGACGCTCGGAGGATTCAGCGAAAATTCTCCGCTGATGTACGGATGCGGGAGCTTAAGATCCGGAAGGCTCCACGAGAAGTTAAAGAAGCCCTTTATAGCTTCGATCGCGGACCGCACCTTTTCCTTAGCCGCCTCGATCTTCTCCTGTATCTTGCTTTTGATCTCGTCAAATTTCGACGTCACGTCCGACTTGAGGTTGCTGACCGTATTAGAGACGCTGCTCTTGAGGCCTTCCCACGCAGCCACGACGCGCGCCTTCATGGTGTTCGCCCACTGGCAGATCGTGTCCCAGTTTTGGTAAAGAGCCACACCGATGGCGATCAGTGCCGTGATGATGGCGATCGCGATTCCGATCGGACCTGTCAGCGCTCCGATGACTACACTCATCACGCCGCCGGCTGCGGAGGCCGCACCGAAGATCGTGACGAGTGATCCTATCACGCCGATGATCGATCCGACGATGCTCAGCACAGGGCCGAGTGCCGCGATCAGTCCGACCGCGGTCAGGATCATTCCTTTCTGTTTCTCGTCGAGCCCCGCCCACCAGGTGCTAAGAGCGGACACGCCTTCGGATACTCTGCCGAGGATGTCGACGATCGCCGGACCAAGGTCCGTCACCAGCTGCGCCCCGGTGTCCTTCAGTGTGTTGATGATCGGTGTCATCTGGTCGAGCGGATCCTGTATGCCGTCAAATGTCTCTTCGGTCGTTCCCTCGAGATCTCCCATTGCATAGCCGAGGTCCTCGAGGGACAGACGGCCGTCACGGCACGCGTCTGCGATCGCCGGGCCGGCTTTGTTACCGAAGAGCTCCATCGCGATCTGGGATGCTTCCGCGTCAGATCCGGCATTCACGATCTGCTCCTGCAAGTCTGCGAAGGCTTCCGCGGAGCTCTTGCCTTCCTTGGCGCTGTTCTGCATGGCCTTCTTGAGGCCTCCGAGCATGGAGGACGTGTCGATACCATTCTTCTCACAGTTGGCCAGAAGGTCGACGGATTCGTCCAGGGACAGGCCCATGTCGTCGAGCGCCGACTTATTCTGCATCAGCTGCTGGGAAAGCGTGTCAACCGACGCGCCGCTCTCCTGTCCTGCTTTTGTGAGCAGGTCGAGCATGAGGCCCGCGTCTTCCGTCTCCACTCCCCACGCAGCCATCATGGACTGCACATTATCGATGGACGAGGAGACGTCCGTGTCGTTGACTTCCGCGAATTTTATAAACTTCTCCGACAGGTCCTGCAGCGCGTCACCGGTCAGCCCGAAACGGGTATTGACCTCGCCGACCGCAGTGCCCGCCGTGGCGAAGTCCGTCGGCATGCTCTTGGCGATGTCTCTCGCCCTGTTCTGCATGTCCTCGAGGGCTTCCCCGGAGGCTCCTGTCTTCTTGGTCACGATGTCGAGGCCTTCGTCGACTTCCTTCCATGCGGCCACAGCTGCGGCGCCCACGCCCACGATCGGAGCGGTCAGAGACTTGGTCATCGTGTCGCCGACGCTCTTGGTCTTTCCGCCGATGTCCTTGAGCTTGTCGCCCCATTCCTTGAGCTGGGCGGAGTGGCTCTCGATCTGCTTCGTGACGTCCTCGAGGGCCTTCTCGTATTTGTTGAGAGATCCTTGGCAGTTGTTGATCTCTGCTTTTTTCTTTGCGATCGCGGCCTCATCGCGATTTTCCGCTTTCTCCATCTGCTCCAGCTCTGCCCGGAGGATCTGCTCTTTTTTGGCATACTCCTCCGTCATCTTCGCGAGATATTTCTGCCTATCTTCCAGCTTCTTGGTCGCAGATGTGTTTTTGTCATATTGGGACTGGGCGAGCTTTAGCTCAGAGTAGGCCTCTTTGGTCGCTGCAGACACGCCTTTCATCGCAGATTTAAAATCTTCCGCGCCCTGCGCTGTAAGTATCAGCCCAGCTTCCTGTAAGTTATTCGCTGCCATACTCTTTCCCCCAGAACTCCTTATAAGACTTTCCTGCTCCCTGTACGATCCATCGGCGGATCTTTATGTCTTCCATGTCTTGCTTGAAAACATCGCTTATGATGTCCGTCAGGTTTCCGACGCGGAGACCTGTTTCGATCATTTGATTGACGTCACCACAGAGCCGATAGAGTCTCGCGATACTCCCGTCTTCTGCAGCAAGCGCAATGCCTGCGTAAAAAAATCGGAGAATCCCTCGCGCGTGACATACTGGACGATCAGTCCCAGGTAGTCGTTAGCGTCCATGTTCCTGACGAAATCGATGTCCTTGTCGATTCCCATAGCGAGCAGCTTGTTTACCTCGTCCTCGCATCCGTCAATGTTGCTGATCAGGATATCGAGGGCCTTCCAGGTGAGCTCCTCGATTGCCTTCTGCGATTCTTTGAATGCCTTTCGCTGTGCCTCCGTCCACTCACTCTGCTCCATAGGCACGGACTCACCGTCTACCATCTTCTGCGGTGTTTTGAACTGCGCTTTCTTTATCAGATCCGCGCCGATCCGCTTCCGTGCCTCCATGATATTGAATTTTTTGAGCACGCGGACGAGCTGCCACACGTCGGACGATTTAAGATCGTGTAAAACAAAAGCGGGAGCTGCTGCCCCCGCGTCATTTGTATTCGACATTTATTTCTCCTTAACCGTTGCCCCTGAGGGCCTTTGCCGCTGCCACTGTCGTGATCGGAGCCGCGAAGAATTTTTCTTCTGTGATGCCTGCGTTCGCCTCTTCAGCGGTCAGGACCTTTACCTCCTGATTCTGCGCGTCATCAAAGCCGTAAGCTCTGATGGTCAGGGAATCGGTCTGATCAGAGTGGGAGTCCGTGGACGTTGCCGTAGCATCAGAGTTGTCGACCAACTTGCACTTGGGATACCAGCGCATATCCATGGTCTTGTCCTTTTTGATGATCGGCACACCGTAAGCGAAGTACGGTCTCTCCTTGATGCCGCCGGACATGATGATGCCCGTGTCGACCGTGTCGCCTTTCATTTTGGCGATGATCGTCGCATCGAAGGCGAGCTGCGTGACGCTGATCTCCTTGTAGGTCACGATCGTGTCGGACTCGTAGACAGCGCCGGAAGCGTAAGACTCATAAGAGTCGGAGTTGTCCGCCACATCGATGTCAACCACGGTGGGGAGCTTGACCACATCGGCGTCAAAATCCGCCGCGGCCCAGTCCTTGTTCGTATTGAAGCAGATGTACTGCGCTCCGACAGTATACTTTGTAGACGGCCTTTTCTCAGTAATAGCCATTATTTACCTCCAACTTTCTCGAATAACTTATCGGTCATCAGTTTATAATATCGATCCTTGTTTCTGTCCCACGTCGGAACGAGATGCGGCTGGGCGTCCATCTTCTTTGTGCCATACTCCACGAATTTTCCGTAGTACTGGCCCCAGGAGACGAGCACTGCGTCTTTTCCGGACGGCGCCGCCTGTACTGAGTCGAGCATATGGGTATAGCCTGCGCCCCTTCTGCGAGGCTTCGGGAGCCTCTGTACATCTTCGGCCAGTGCCTCTCCGCCGACGATCAGCACGTCCGCGATGCCGTCGGCGGCCTTTTCATACTGCTCGAGCATATCCGCGAACAATTTAAGCCCGTCAGGTCCTGCCGTCGCCATCTTCCAGGTCCTCCGTGATCTCTACGCGGAAGTAGTAGTGATGCCATGCCGGGCCGTTCGTGGCGTTGATCGTCTCGTGATAGATGACGGGATGGTAGCCGGCGGCGTTGAATGCCTTCTTCAGCTTCAGCAATTCCTCGGGCCTGGCCGTCCTGGATGCGAATGAAACCTGATAGGTCACGACCGTTTCATAATCATCTCCGGACGCCATGACGTCCTCAATAATATATTCCCAGTACGCGATCTTCGGCCATTCTTTCATATCCTCCAGATACATCTCATTCTCGCGAGCCGTCACCCCGACGCTCTCGATCAGATTAACCAGCTCTTTTTTCGTCATTCCTCTACCACCTCATACTCCATAGACGGATTGATCAGCGTCAGCTCCGTCTCCATATATCCCTGGCTCGACAGCACATCTGCCTTGTTGTAGACCTTGTGCTGCACACCGTCGATCAGGCAAACGCAATTGGAGCTGATGCCCGACCACTTCGGGATCCTGATCTTCATGGTCACTTCTTTATCTGCCTGTTCGAAGGTGATCCGCGTGCGGTCATATACCGCGATGTCTCTAAACCACACAGGCTTCATGTTCCTCGCTTTGATCTTCCGCTCTCCGTTCCGGTCGACGATGTCGTATAGTTCGAAACACCCGTCCGTGTATTCCGGGAGCATTGCCATCTTATTCAGTCGCATCGGCCACCTCCTCGGAGAGCTGCCACGACCGAAGGTCTGGTCCGTAATTCTGTGCGAATTCCTCAAAGCGATGGACCATGTCATAATAGACGGCATCCTTGAGGAGTCCGCGGCCGACCCGGTCTGTCTCAAAGTCCGTACCAGGCTTGAGCGAGTCGAGCCGCTTCTCACATCTCTGGATCGATCTGATGATCACGTCATCTTCTGTATAGGGCGGAACCTGATTGTCCGCCCTGATTTCATCCGCCAAAATGGCGTACTGTTCCGCTGTCATCAGGCTCCGCCCTCCTTCAGATTATTACTCAGTCTTGCTCAGGACCGCAGGGATGTACTCCTTGAGCTTGGTCGTGTTGAACACGTAAGCCACGTTGTCATCGTCCGCGCGGCCGTTTCCGTATACCTTAGCGATCAGCAGATCTGCATCCTCGAGGGCCTTAGTCTCTTTATACTCCTGCACCTTCAGGCCGGAGAAACCCATGGTGTAGTAGCCCTTCATGGTGATCGCACCGGTACCCTGGGCCATCTTGGGCTCTGCGATTACAGTCGCAGGCATGAAGCTCTTTGTGATATAACCACCAGAGATGCTGTCACCGTAGAGCGCCGGGTTGACATAGCTATAAACGTCAACAGGGTTTGCGATGATCGCGATCTCGTTGACCGCACGCTTGCCGCCGTTGGACAGAGCCGTAAGGACGGGCGCGAGCTGCTTCGGAGAAAAGCCTGTCAGCGTAGCCGCTACGGTCTTGGCAGTGTGAGTGCCGTCCTGACCTACAGCGCCGATCTGCTTAAGGATACCGATAGGGGCGTCCTTGCCGGTGCCGTTGAGGTATCCATCAGCGATTCCATCATACATAGCTTCCTGCAGGATCGCGCGGAAGTATCTGTCCACATAGCCGATCTCGAGGTCTCTGATGGACTTGGGGATAATGCAGTACGCATAGAGCTTTCCGACTTCGATGTTCAGGCCGGTAAGTGTTGCGGACAGCTCGGCGCTGTTGGAAAGTGCGGAAGCAAGGGATCCCCAAACAGCTGCGCCGGTCTTGGAACCGGTCAGCCAGTGCTTAACATTCGCGGGAGCGAAGTTAATGAGCTGCATGATCGGATACTCGGTGCGGACATCCTCCAGAGTCTTGTCGATAGTCTCGACAGGGATGATGTCGATCTGTGCTGCGGTGAGTGCCTGCTTGGCGCCGCCCTTCAGCATCTCATAAAATTTCTTCTCGTTCTCGGAAAGAGGGCGAAGGCCGAGGCTCTTCTTGAATTCTGCGTCCTGCTCGGCTCTCTTAGCTTCACGGACGACCTGCTCGATCAGGGAGCTCTGTGTCTCGCTGATCACCATCTCCATAGCCTCTGTGATGGCCATAGTCTTGTCCTCTGCGTCGTTCAGCATCTGGACGATCTTTGCTTTTGTCTCTTCGTTAAGGGGAGTCTTGTCGATTCTCATTTTGTTCTCCTTTCAAAATACTCGGCCCAGCCGGTCTTCTTCGGCTCGGGCTGGTTGGT